GGTGTTTCCGGTCGCCGGAAGCGTTACCTTGCGCAGCGTGCAGGGCAGCGCGACGCCGTCCATGTACCACTGCAAGGTGAGCTCGCCAGCCGCGGACGACGTGATGACCGCATCGGCTACTAGGTGATAGAGCCCAATTTTTACGGTGTCGTAACTCTGAGGCTCGACCTGAATGGACTCGCCGGAGTTGACAACCTTTGCGCCCGCAAGCGTGAGCACTGTCGCAGCGTTTGCTGCAAGCGTCTGCGGGCTGTTATTAAAATACCGGACGCAGGATTTCTGATAGGATTTGCTGTTTCCGCTACAAGACATTTACTCGTCTCCTTTCAAAATTATGGAAAACGGGGCAATCGCCCCGGATAGTTATATCAGGTTTGGTCCGTCCGTCAGCCGCCGCAGCCGCACGGATTGCAGGGCGGGTTCTGGTAGTACCTGCCCAGCTGGCCGAGGATGTACTGCGACTGCATATAGTCGTTGTTCGCGGCGCGGCTCTGTGCGAGTTCGTCGCGCAGGCGCTGGGTCTCCTGCTGCTGCAGGAGCGTTCTGGTCGCCTCGCCCTCGGCGTGGATAGCCGTCTTGATCTCGCAAGCGTTGATGCTGGCGTTGTAGTTAACGCCGTCGATCGCGCGGAGGATGTCGCAGCAGCACTTCTGCTGCGCAGAGATGCCGCGCTCCGTGACGGACTGCAAATCGCGCAGCTCGCCGAGGATGTTGTAGGCGTTGTCCTTGACGGCGCTTGTGACGTCGTACGCGCCCTGACGCGTCGCGGCCACGCCCTCGTTGTTCTGGCGCTCTAGAGCCGCAAAGTCCGTTGCACGCTGTACGTCGGCCTGCGTCGCCGGGGCACTCTCGCCGCTGCTGCCGAAGCCTCTGCCCGCGAAGAGCAGGAAGAACAGCGCGATGAGAATCACAATACCCCATCCGCCGAAGCCATAGTCCTTATCCATTGTATTCCCTCCTTTCGGGCTAGATTATTGATAGGCGCTTACGCGCGTTATCACTTGCTGATCTGGCCGACGAGCTCGCCGACCGTTTTGTCTTTGTTTGCCTCAAACCAGTCATTAAACCCAGGCTGGGAGGCGAGGAAGCTAAGCACCATCTGGGGACTCTGGCCTTTAAGCGTCGTCATTGCCGTCTGCATCAGGCCGTTCAGCAGTTTGTTTCCGCTGCCGCCGCCCATCAGTGCCATGATCGGATTTTGCATTGAGTTTTCCCTCCAATTCCTCGATTTTTCCGGCCATGCTCTGTAGGCCGTCCGTGATCTGCTTCAGCTGCTCTTGCAGCTGGGTCGCTGCCTTTTCCTCTTCCGTTGGCTCCGGAAATATCCGGAACCGCGCAATGGTCTTTGCCGCCATGCTGTCGGTGCGGATGTAATAGAGCAGGTTTTCCGTCTCATGCAGCGCGAGCGCGTTGTCGTTTGGCTGCATCTGCAAATTGTTGATACTGGCCTCGCTGGCCACGGTCAGAACGCCGAGTTTCGGCGGCTGCTGCGGCATTTGTGGCACCTGCGCCCGCGGCATGGGCTGCATCTGCACCTGCTGCGCGCCGTCCATCTCCCAGCGCCCGGTGTATGGGTTGTATGCCATCCTGTGTCCCTCCTTTTGAGACCATTGTACAGGATGTCCATTTCCCAAGGGTGGCGCGAGTGTGATTTTATGTGCAAAATAATTTGATTTTTTTAAAATAATGCTTGACATATACGGGTAAACCGTATATAATAAAACCATAGAGATAAACAAAAAACAAACCCCAACACGGGGCAGGAGGAAATAAAAATGAAAGCTACTATTTATGCAAACTACGGAATGCTCGCAGCTGAAAAGCGCTGCATCTACACCACGGCCGAAACCGACGCCACCGTCTCCGAGCCGCTTGACGTCATCATCCCCGAGAAATTCGCCCCGGCGAAAAACGCTGCTGACGAGATCGTCGTCACGCTGAACGGTTACAATTATCGCTTGCAGGATGTCCTGTGCGGCGACGAACAGCCCTGCATCATGGTCCCGGGATACACCACCAGATACGAGCGGCTCGCTCGTGCCTAAGCCAAAGCGAGGGAATCCAAATGCCAACTGAGGCACAAAAACGCGCCCGGAACAAGTGGGACGCGGAGAACCGCACCGTAATTGGGTGCAAGATGCGGCGAGAAGACGCGGAAGCGTTTAAGGCCGCCGCGCAAGAAGACGGAACAAACCCCAACGAGCTCTTGCGCGGCTGGATTGGGGACTACATGAGCAGGGAGGTGACGACTATGACAACCGAGCAGATCCAGGCGCTGGCGACGATCTTTGCGATTTGCCGCAAGGCCACGAAAACGCAGAGCCAGAGCGACATTGACAATGCGCAGCGTTACCCCATCAAGTGGGCGACCATTATGGTGCGCAAGCTCCACGCGATGGGCAAGGCAACGGACGATATCGACCGCGCAATCGCCGAGCAGTACAGCAAAATCGATATCGATACGTTTACGGCCAACTTTGACAAATGCCTCACGCTCGAGCAGCAAGGCGTTTGGAGCCTTGCATTTTATAAGGCAATGCAATAAAGCACGCTTTGGGCGCGCTGGGACACTTTAATAGGAGGGACATTATGACGGCAGATGAATACATAGCCAAACTGGAGAGCCGCTGGCCAAAAAACATCCCGCTGGGGATGCTACGCGACGCAGTGATCGTCGTCTCCAGCCGGAAGTTGCAGGAGATTAAAGCCGAGCTGCATGGGACGGATCAATCGCACAACCTTTGCGCTGGGCGCCTTTGTGAGTACAAAATAGGGACTGTCGACATGGCAAACTTTGAGGCGCTCGTCCCGGACTTTGACGCAATCCATTTCGTGGAGGTCGGGGACTACCTTGTCCATCAAGGCAAACTATCGCAAGTCACACGTGTCAACCGTAGTTCAACCGGGCGTGAGGCCTTTGTTGATATCACGCCAGTCGCTGACATTACATACCTTGGATAAAAACACCCGGTGTCCAACTTGGACACCGGGTGTTTTATATCATGTTGAGTCTTTGCGCTGTCTGCCGCGCCCTCGTATAAATCCCTGGCAGCCGCCTTGACAGCGTGCTCCGCTCCATGCACAACTCGACGGCCACGTCGATCTGGGGCGCTTTGCCCACGATGTAGCGGCGCACGATCTCAGCGTCCTGCCTGCTGTATCCGGCCTCGCGTATGACGCGCTCCCACTCGCTTTGCAGCAAACCGGATAAGTCGTCTGGAATATGGACTCTTGCGCTTGCCAATGGCGTCCCTCCTTCCGGGAGGGCGCGGCGGACGGCTTACTTGTGATTCAGCACGGCAATATTGCCCTTGTTGGATACTTCCAGATCAAGGGCGGCGGCGAGATCACGCACTTTTACGTAGTTCGTGCCGTCCTTCAGGATGCGCTCCACGGAAACCTCTTTGCCGTCGACGATGATTTTGCTTTTTTCTACCACTTCGCGTTCCTCCTCTCCAAGTTTTCCGTCCTCGAGCACCATGACCGTGTGGCCGCTGGAAACCAGCACGTCGCCGCGCAGCAGCCTTGCGTCCGAAGTTAAGTACTCGCCGTGCAGGAGCTCAAAATCGCCGGTCTTCGGCCAATCGTTGAGCATACAGTAGGTCGTGCAGCTGTTGCCCTGCTTTCTGTAGAGCTCTTCTACACCCTTACACCCGGCGGCTACCGCACAGAGCGTCTGGAGTCCCGAACAATCCGTCTCGACCGGTTTTGTGATCTTGCTCACGTCCCAGCCAACAACTCTCGCGGCTTCATATGCTGTGTTCCGGTCGGACATGTCGTAGCCGATATTCCGGTTTTTAATCGCCGCCTCGCACGTTTGGGCGGCTCTCTCGGCCTTTCTCGGGTCTTTGTAGCGCAGCAGGCCAAGCCAGTGGCCATTGTACCAGTACGAGATATTGAGCTCCCGCCCGGTCTGGTTGCCGGGCTTCTGGTTCCAGCCGCCGGTCTCGCCGAGGCTGGCCTGTCCGATTTTAACGGCCATCACTTGCCCTCCGTCGTGCCGTCGAGCACATCCTGCGTCTTCTGGGACTGCGTGCCGAAATAAAACGCGATGATCACGGCGTAGATCGTCATAAAGTCCTGCGAGATCTTACCGGCTACAGACATGTACGCAAACACACCCGTCAGGACCAGTGTGACCAGAGACTTGACGCTGAGCAAATTGCCCAGCCGCTTTTTGATATTATCCATTATGTACCTCCATCGTCATTTGGTTTTGCAAATACTCTCTTACACAGCAGGAGTAGCAGCTCCCCGCCGAACGCCGCCGCCGCGAAGATCAGCACGTCGGAGAGGTCGGACGGGCGGTCTAGGATGACCGCGACCGTCTTGATGACCACTGCCCACGCGAGCGTAAGCGTCAGGGCGTAAATGCAGTAGTAGACCAGTTCCCGCGCCATGCGCCCCTTCGTCTTCCGCTGCGGCTTTTTCTGCCCGTCCGCCATACTAGCCTCCCAGCCCCGCCAGAGCCAGCGCGTAGCCTACCAGTCCCGCGACGATTGCTGTCACGGCTGCCTTGATAAGCCCCTCCCAGCGGCTGCCGGGGAGCGCCTTGAGGGCTTTCACGTCGGTCTTGATCTCGTTCACGTTCGACTCGATCGTCTCCTGCTTCGTCGCCAGCACCTCCACGGAGGTAGCCAGCTGGTGAAGCGCCTTGTTGTCCGCCTCGAGCTCGTCAATGCGGTGCTGGTTGGATTTGCAGCGCGCGTCGATCGCTGCGACCTGCGCCTGAATTCCGTCGTCCATATCTGTCTCCTTTCTCGCCCGGAGGCGGCGCTATACTTTCTTCCAGGCCGTCGGGGCGACCGTCGGGGTAAACACATTTCCGTCCATGAGCGACTCATACAGCTTGTCTTCCCACCAGCCCTTCTCGCCCTTTGCGAAGGCCAGTGTGGAGGTGATTACTTCGGGAATGATTCTGTACCCGTCCCGGTACTGCACGTCCTCCCAGAGCGTTGGTGCGCTGTCCGGGGTGTTCTGCGCGGTGTCCCAGAGGTCGACGGCGGCTTTTTTGATCTTGCCGTGCCAGTTGATGCGCGTGCCCGCTTTGACGAGGCTGCCGTCTCCGGTCAGCGTCCCCAGAAGCTCCGGCGCGAGGCTGACTGTTTTATCGTCCAAAGCGCTTGCCGCCTGTTCGATGTACGGGCGCATTTTCTTTGCCCTATCCGTGTATGTCATGGCGCTTCCTCCCCCAGTAATATCTTCGCCGCCGTCTCGGTGTCGAGAAGCCGCTCACGCAGCTGCTCCGGACTTGCCGTCTCGATGTCAAAATTGTCTGTGACAAGCTTGCCAGTTTCCGTGTAGGTGTGCGGAGCGCCATCAATGTCAATTGCCTCATCGTACTCTGCGCCCGTCTCCACCTGCCGGATGAGATAGCCCGCATCCGAGTACGTCCGGTATAGCTCCACGCCGTCCGTGCGCGTTTTGTAGTGCTCTCTTACGATCATGCTCACACCCCCACAATATGGTCTGCCAACGAGCTCCAGTTTGTTGCCGCCTTCCACGCATCCACAAGAGATGCGGGAACCCTGATTTCCAGCTGTGCGTGCGTTTTATCGAATGCGTTGACGTTGGCCAGCGTGGGCACAGCCGTACAATGCGTGAAGTCCACAAACCGCAGCGGATAGCATCGCTGGAACACCTGCGCCGGGATGCTCGCGATGTCCCCGAGGCACGTCACTCTGCGCAGCGCGTTGTCGCCCTGAAATGCGGCAGTGACAAAGGTTGTAGCGTCCGCCGGGATGGTGACCTCTAACAGAGAGCGGATGGCCGAGAAATTTCCAACTTGCCCGTTTACAGCCTTGATGTGGACGCGTTTGAGGGCTTCGGCAAAGTAGGCGGTAGTTATATCAAAATTTATCTGGCGGATTGCTGTATTTGCGATAGCAGAACCATCTCTTTGCGTCGTCCCTTTCGGTGTTGCGATTGCGCGGAGATTGCTGCAACGATAAAATGTTTGCCTAATTTCATCCATATCCGCCGCGATTAACACACGCAGTTGTGTACACATTTCAAATGGCCGGTTGCCATATACTTTTGTTGTTTGTGGGAGTGAGATGCTCTCGAGTCTACTACAATTACGGAAACAGCCGTGGTCCGTGGCCGCCGCCCTTGCACCGACCTCGACTTTCCGCAGCATCGCGCAGCGGCCACTATCTGCTTCGCCTCTTGCAATCAGCATATAGCCATCGCGTCCAAGCCACATCGTCGTACCCTCTTTGACGCTCATCGTAATCACGTATGAGCCGCTGGATGCGTACACATGCCGATGCTCAATGTGCGAATCGGCATTTTTTGTTTCCGGGGTCGTTCCGTCGCCCCAGTCTACCGTTGTGGCGTTTCTTGTGCTCTGCCAATAGTTGAGCACAAAATCGTCCCACGTCTCGGTGTCCACATCGACGTAGAGCCTTGTCTTGCCGTCATCGGTAATATACAGCGCGCCGATATCGAGCTCACGGCCTGCGTCCTTGATGTCTTGGAGCGTCCAGTTCCAGCCCTGACAAATCAGCCCATCGTGCGAGGGAAGAGGCGGCAGCTCGGTCTTTGTGGCCAGCTCGGCGAATGTCCACGCATACAAGAGCGTTCCGTCGTAGTCCCAGAAATTGATGTCCGACTCCTCGGGTGGGGCGGTATCTAACGTGCCGGTGATCTTCGCGCCCGAAGCGTCGTGCGCCGTCACGCCAGATTTGAGCGTCGCGGGGGTGACGGTATCGTCCGCCGTATCCACAAAGCGCGCCGTGCCGCCGCCCGTTTTCGGGACGTCCAGCGCCGGGACATCCGGGTACGACGCGCCCGCGATTGTTACATTCTGTCCCATTGCGCCCTCCCTACTGAATCGTCAGCACTTTGGTCAGCTCATCTTGTGTAATCGAGGGGAATTTTGCTCGCCCGGTCTTCCGGGTCAGACTGTTGGAGAAGAAGGTGATGCCGGTCGGCACATTGTCCTCCGTCGCGGTTGCGGACACGTCCACGGCGGCCACACGCACCTTTTTAAGCAGCTTCCCGCTGGAGGGGGTCACGTCCTGCGCCGCCGTGGACGGCGTAGCCTGCTTTTCTTCCACCTGCACGAACTTTTTGATCTCCGCACCGTTTTTGTCGCCGGAGACATATCCGGCGGAGACCGCCGCCGATGGCGTGACCGTAATCTCATAGTCCGTCTGCGTGTCGCCGAGCACCGTACCCGCAACCGCCGCGCCGGGGGTAACCGTGCCGTCGCCGATGCTCTTGGTCACCGGGTCGTCGTAGATGCCCGCCGGGATGGTGACGTTTTTACCGTTGACGCTTACGTCGTCCACGCCCTTCTCCGGGACGGAGCCCGTGACCTCGCTGCCGTCTGCCCATGCCTTTTTCCCGGCTCGGATGTCGCTGGCCGCCGCGTCGCCGCTTCCCGTGTCCACGAATTTTGCCGTGCCCGATCCGTCTGCAAGCGGGATTTCCACATTCGGGACGCTCTCATACGTCACGTCTCTGATTTTTACATTTTTCGCCATAGTGCACTCCTTACGTTATTATGATTCCGCCGCCGCTGTAGGTGATTCGCCCATAGTTCTTCGGGATGGGCGCGACGACAATATTTCTGGCCAGCATCCGGTTCGCCGTGGGAAGCGTCTGCAATTCCTCCGACGGGGTGATCTCGTAATTTCCCTCGTAGGCTTCGCCGCCGCCCGCTGCGACCCGGACATTGTCGACCGCGAAGTCGACGGCCGGCTTTTTGACGACGTCAAAAGTAATCGCCATCACAGCACCTCCTTGCTGGTGGAGGTCTGGACGCTGATCATGCCCGTCGGCAGGCCGATGACGACCGGCTGCGCGCTGCCGGTAAACTTCACGCGCACCTGCCCGGAGAGCAGGCGCGTTTTAAAGCCGAAAGTCTCCTCCTGGCTCAAGGGGAAGAGGAAAAGGCCGTCTTTGTCCACGGTCACCTCGCCTGGGTAGACCTTGCGCAGACCACCCACGACAAATTCAATCAGCTCGATCTTGCTCAAGTCGAGCGGCTCGCCGTCCTGCGTCCCGCGAAATTCGATGGCGTACTGGTCGCCCTGCATAATGGTAAGGCTCATATTCTCACCTCACTTTGGATTTCCCACGACGTACTCGACGACGTAGGTGCCGCTCATGCGGCAGATTTTCACGCGGTCACCCGCCTTGAATGTAACGTTGGTATTGCATTTATAATGCTTTGCTGTGGCGGCGGTCTGGCCGTCGAAGATCAGGCTCAAGCCGTCCGTGTATTTCGCGCCGACGGTGGCAAGCTCTGCCGCAGCCGGTTCCGTGTTTTGCTGCCCGCTCATGCAATCACCGTCCTTTTTGCGGTATGGGTCATGAGCTCGCCGGGGCTGAGCCGCAGCTGCCAGCCGGTCTCCTCGTAGATGCCGCCGAATTCCGGCGCATCAATGCTCAGAACGTCGCCCACGCCGTGCCCACCCTCCGGCAGGCCGTAGAATGTGATCGTCCGGGTACCGAGCTGGGACTGGAAGCAAAGATCGTCCACGTAGGCTTGCAGCGCCTCCTGCGAGGCGATGTTGTCGACCTTCACAACCTGCGTGATGCGCTGGCCGCGCTTAAAAATGGAGATGGAGCTGGACGGGCTGTTGTTCTCTGCGCGCGCTACCAGCGGCGTCTCCAAGTCCGGATTGCTGCAAATGGCGACAAAGACGTTCGGCGCGTCGAAGATGTCCTGCTCCTGCGACATATCGCGCGAGACGGGCGCCAGCAGCCGGATATCCGTGCTCGAGTAGCGCCAGCGGATATTTGCCGCATTTGGTGTTGCCTTTGGCTCCAGATGCCCGATGCCGCTGCCGTCGAACCACACGGGTTTATAGTTGATCTCGCCGAGCAGCTGGTTGCAGATCGTGAGATAGTCCGTGCCCTCCTGCCAGTCCTCGCGGTCGGTCTGCAAGGTCTCGCTCGTGGGTGTGGCGATCACGAGGCCGATCCCGGCCTGCGTCATGAGCTGCTGCACGGCGGTAATGTAATTTGTCCCGGCTGCCAGGTGCAAAATGCCCTCCGTCTTGATCGTCTGGATCATCCAACTGCGGTCGTACGCGTCGAGCCGGAGGAAGTGCCCCTGCGCGCTGACGGTGTCCGAGTACGTCGTGATCCGGTACACGCCCAAGGGGTACTCTTGCCCGTCAAGCTCCAGCACAGGCTGGAGCTCGTCGGAAAGATACTCGATATCTGGGTTGTGCATAAATGTTCCGCCGAGGCTTCCCATGATGTCGCCGGACGCATTGACGAGCACGTCAGGCGCGGAATCCTTCAGCCAGCGCAGCTCCGAGAACTTCGCGCCGCGCCGCAGCACGTCCACGCGGTAAGATACCTTGTGCGTCATAGCCTCACCTCGTCGTCAAAGTCGATCTGCTCGATGGTAAAATTAAACACATTGAGGAAGCCGTCGTGCTGCTTGGGCAGGCTCGTGATGTAGCCGATGACCATGTCGCCCTGCGGCGTCTTTGCGCAGACAAGCTTGCCCACAAGTCCCATGAGCTGCCTGATCTCGCTCTCATCGAGCAGCGCCGCCGTGATGCTGAGCGAGTCCGTGCCGGAGTCGACCTCGACCGCGACGGGATAATACGCGCCGGAGAGCTGCAAAAGCTCGACCTGCCGGGAGAGCGTGCGCGTCGTCTGCCGGTGCTGGCTGTCCGAGTATGGGAGTCTCAAGGTTTGGCCGGTGTCCAAGTCTGACACCTGATGCACCTCCGCGCGAACATCGACCGTGACCGCCGAAGACAAACCGTAATTGCTCGAATCTGCGTAGCAGCCGCGCACCTGGTACGTTGTGCTGCCGGAAGACAGTTCGTCTGTGTACTGCGTCTGGGTGAGCTTTGCGATCGGCTTTCCGTTGCGGTAAACCAGATAAAAGTCATAGCTCCCGGATGTCTGCCAGTTTAAGTCCGCCACGCTTGACGCCTGCACGGTCAGCGTGATACTCGCGCCCGGCGTGTTGGTGACAGGCAAAGCCGCCGCGCCCCAGTCGGACCACATGCCATACTGGTGCTGCACGCGCACGCGCACCGTGTGGCTGCCGTCCGAAAGATACGCGGGGCTCGTCCATGTCTTCTCCGTGCCGTAGTGCGTGCCGCCGGATAAAACGCCGTCCAGCTCGACCTGGTACGCCTCCTGCTCGGAGGTCTGCCAGCTGATGGATGGGCGCGGGCCCGTGCTCTTGATCTGGATGCTCGGAGCCGTCGGCGCGGCAATCACGACGATCTGTGCCGCCTCGCTCCACTCGCCCGCAATACCGTCGGCGTTGTAGGTTCGCACGCGCCAGTATTTGATGCTGGAAGTTAACGTCCCGGCAGGACACGTCCACTGCCGCGCAGCGCCGGTGACGGTTGCAAGCGTCGTCCATGTGCTGCCGTCGGTGCTCTTTTGCAGGTCTGCCTTGCTCTGCGCCGTTCCGGTTGAGATCGAGTGTTGCCACTTGAACAGTACGTCCTTTGAGCCGTCGATCACCGTATCAACCGGGCTCAGAGGCGCGGCGGTCGGCGTTACGTCTGCGGTCGAGAGCGTCACCCAGTCGGATGTTGTAACCACGCCGCTGTTCGCCGTGACGGCTACCTGCCACTGAATGCTCGTCGTGCCGGCGAAGGTGTTTGCCGGAACTGTAACGCTCTGGGTATTGCCAGAGACGGCAATTGTATGAATCGTGCCGCTTGTGCCTGCGCGCCAGCGGAAAACGGCAGATGTCTGTTCTAGTACAGCGATGCATTTTAACGCGGGGTCTGTACCCCATGTAAAGGTGTTTGGCTCTGTTTTTACAATAGCCCCCGAACTCGGCGTTGTCTCGAATATTTTTAGCCCACAGGTTATCGTATCGTCCACAGTCACTGGGATATATGGCCGGTTTGCGCCTGCTGTAACGATTGACGCAAAATCCATAGATATCGATATATCGATAAACACGCCCTTTTGCACCGCGTCAGGAATCGGGAGCCCATATGTCGACTCACACAGTTTCGGGAGGTCTTCAGCGTAAACGTTTTTCGTCTCGACTTTGCTCACGTGGAAACGCTGCTTGGTAGCATAGGTAGCGGTAAGAGGGTCGAAGCTCTCAGTCAAGGTACCTATTTTTAGGTTGACTGTGTCGTTTTCGCCTGCTGCCTGCACATATACGTTGATTTTGGTCCAATCGTCAACAAGCTTTTTGTATTGCTTCCCGTCGCTAGGCGGCTGGAATTGCAAGTACAACAAATCGTGATAGTAGAGCTTTGCCGGTGATGTTGTGTGGTCGTTGACATTTTGCGCGTCATTTTTCAAGATCGCAAATGCCGAACAGTACAGATTAAAACTCGTTGCCACCTCACGTCACCCCCATTCTGGACACTCGTCTCTGGTTTTTCATGCGGCGGATAAAATCGTCGATCTCGCGGATTTCATTCGCCTGCACGATAAAGTTGTAGGTATCGCCGCCGGAGAGGCTGCGGCCTTCCTGATTGGTGCCGATGCGAGAGCCCTGCGGCAGCCACACCGGCTCGGGGCCGTTTTCGCCGACCCACGTCACGCCGCCGATAAAATTGTCCGTTCCGGCTGCGTTCTGGTGCCACTTGCCGTCGGCTCCCATGTAGCCGCCCGTTCCGGTGTAGCCCATGCCAGAAACGTAGCTCGAGCCGCTGGACAGTGCGCCCTTGTATTGCAGCTGCTGCATATTACTCAGCTGGCCGCTAGACATGTTAAGACCCAGCGCAGTCTTGATCTTGTCGCCGTTGAGCGTCAGCAGGCCGACAAGCAGATTCGTCGTGTCCGCGATCAGAGCCATCGTTGTCGCGACCGGCTTGAGCGCTGCGTCGAGCGCCGGAAGCACAGCGACGGTCAGGTCGCCCAGCGGCTCCAAGATTTGCGTGGCAGAGCTCAGGATACTGCCAAATTTGTCCACAACGCCAGACTCCACAAACGCCTTGCCGATCTTCTGGATAAAGTCCGCCGTGTCGCCCAGCGCCTCGGTCATATACGGCGCGTACTCGGCGGAGATCTGCTTCGTGACGGCTTCCTGTGTCTTGAGGAGCTTCTGCTGCGCAGCGTCCGTTGCTGCGAGCGCTTCGACGGCCTCGTTATCCAGCACGTAGCCCATCTCATGCGCTTCGTCGGTGTACTTTTTGAGTCCTTCGCTGCCCACCTCAATCAGAGGGTTCAGTTCCTGCGCAGATTCCGACATCAGATCCATTGCCAGCGCGTCGCGCTGCGCCTGGTTGTGCATGTTTCCGAGCGAGTCAATGACGTCATAAAAAACTGCGTCGGCGCTGCGGAGGGTCCCGTCTGTGTTCTCGATCTCGACGCCCAGTGTCTTAAAGGCTCCCGCCGTGTCCTCTGAGCCGTTCTGCGCCTCCTGCATCTTGTTTGTGATTTCCTTGAGAGAGTCCTTGACCCGGTCATAGGTCACGCCGAGCATGTCGGAGGCATACTGCCATTCCTGCACTTCCTCCACGCTCTGGCCGGTCACGCTTGCGAGCGTCTTGACCTCTTTCGCGTACTCGGCGGACTTCTTGGTGATGCTCATCAGCTGCTTTTCTACCTTCACGCCCGCCGCGATCAGAGCGCCGAAGCCGCCAATGACGGCGGCCGTCCCGGCGCTGATGCCGTTGAGGGAGTTCAGCGCCTTGCTGGCGCCCTCGGGGAGCTGGATGCCGAGCTTATCCGCCGCGCCGCCGATCGCGTCGCCAAGACCGACGGCCTCGCCCTTGCTCTCGCCAAAAGCCTCTTTGAGGTTTGAGAAGACGCCCTTCGCGCCCGTGCCTTCCTCCTTCGCCTTCGCAACGGAGTCCTTGACCTTCTCCATCGCCTGCTGGAATTTCGAGCCGCTCGCGCCCGCCGTGTCGAGCTCGGCGTTGTTCTCTTCCAGCGAGGCCTGCACCTCTTTTAACGCGGCCTGCATCTTATAAAGTTCGGCTTCGGCATTATTGAGGTCTTTCTCCCACTGGCTAGTGCTTTCGCCGGTCTCGAAGTACAAGTCATTTGCGCCGTCCAGACCTTTTTGCAGTTCATCGATTTTGGCTTTTTGCGTCGCAATCTGCTTAGTCAGCACATCCGACTTTGCAATCAAAGCCTCTTCGCTGTCAGCAGCTCCGGCATACTGCGCCTTAACTTTTCGAAGCTCAGAGTCCAAAACACCAAGGCTATCGTTTATTTTTCCAATGTTGCCTCGGTATGCGTCCTGCTTCATGTTGGCAGCGTCAATTGCTTTGGCAATGTCGGATTGTGCGTATTTAGCCGCTTCAAGTGCTTCATTGTTCTCGCCCAGCGCCTGCTGCATCTGCTTGAGCTTGGTCTCCGCGTCAATCAGCGTCGTTTTCCAGTCGATCGTGCGCTTATCCGCCTCGCCGTAGGTTTTCGTGGCGGCGGCGACGACCTCCTGAAGCTTTTCAACCTTTTCCTTCTGCGTGAGCATCGTGCGCTCGAGCACGTCGCTTTTTTTCGTAAGCGCCTCGACGCTGTCGGCGTTGTCTGCAAAATCCTGTTCTGTGGCGCGCATCTCCGCGCCTAAGTTTTTAAGACCTGCGTTGATTTGGGCAAGGGCGGCGCGATACTCTTTCTCGCCGTCCATTTTGACCTTTGTGTTAATGCCGGGCGTCGCCATCAGCCGCCACCTCCCATCAGGTACTGTGCCAGCGACAAGCGCGCAGGCTGCTCCGGCGCATTACGCGCACACCGGCTCGGCGTGGCCATGGAGGAGAAATACTCTCTGTAGATAGCCATGCACCGCGCCGGTGTCATCCTGCGCCAAAAGACGGTCTCGTCGTTTTTCAGCACATTTACCCAGATATTCAAATACCAGGCGAAGTTGATACCGCCGCTTCTTCCTGCCTGGTCTCCGCGTTTTTTTCGTCGTCCGTCTCATTGACCGCCAGAATCGTCATGCGCATAATGTCCGGCGCGAGCCGATCCACCGTGTCATAGGACAGCCGTCTACCGATCTGCTTTTCGGTGTACCGGATAGCAAAGCCCTTTTCGTCCACCCATTTCTGCTCGTCAGCGTAGTCATTGAGCATCGCGGCCAGCAGCTGCAAGACCGACTTGAGCGTCCGCTTAAGGGAGAGGACGGGGCTAAAGTCGCCGCCGTTGATCTCCTGCACCTCGGCCAGCACGTTGTTGTTGCAGCGAAGCACCCAGTCGCGCCCGTCAAAGCGCCACGCGACCTCGCGCGGCTTGATATCCTCCATGCTTAACCTCCTGCCACGTCTGTGGCTGCCGTCTGAAAGACCGCGTCGCACCACGCCTTGGCGTCGGCCTCGGTATCGAGCGTCGCGACCTCCAAAAGGTCGTCCAGATCATCGACCAGGAACTCGCCGGTCGTGGTGGGCGTCTGGAACGCGATGCTGTCGCCCATCGTCTGTCCGTTTGTTGCAGGCGGGCCAAAGAGCACCTTCCGGGCGAATACCGCCGTGAATTTCTCCACGCCGTCGATCATGTCGGGCATGTAAAAACTCCACCCGACGTACTTGCCGGTCGACTTCTTGCCAAAGGTCAGACTCTTGACGGTGGAACTAGCCACGGTGCGCTGTTTTTCGTACGCGCCGTACATAAGCTTCTGCGCTTCAGTCGGGATATACTTGACGCCGGCGGTCGCCGTGCCGCCCGTGGCCTTTTTCATGTACTCCGCCAGAACGGACTCGGCGTAAATCCGGCCTTCGGCAAAGCGCATCTCAAGGCCTACGGTCATCGCGTCACCCATGGAGACGGGCGTGCCGTACTCCGTGCCTTTGCCGGTTGTTTTTTTCTTATACTCTGCGACTTGCAGGTATCTCAAATCAAATGCAGGCATGATTGCCTCCTTTCATCGATTGCTGTTGATAATTTCTGCTGCCTTGTCGGTCATGGCCTTGTTCGCGCGGTCCCACGTGGATTTGACCGCGTTAGACCAATAGTAGTCGGCCTTGATTTTGCCGCCCGCGCGGCGGCCGTAATTGAGGACAAAGCCCTTGACGGCGTATTTCTGCTGCCGCAAATCCTTGCCGGAGATCGTGACGTACATGTACGGCACGCCCTTTTTGTCACGCGAGACCTTGCGCGCCTTTGTAAAGTGCCGCAATGTCTCGCCGGTCCGGCGGGGTTTGGTATTCTGGTGCCCGGCCTTAATAAAGGCGGAGTGGACGCTTTTGTACATCTCATCCACGCCGACCGACAAAATCGCCTGAAGGTTGTCGTCGGTAAAAAGGTCGGCTTGGTTCAGCTGCCGGATAGCTTCTTGGATGCCGTCCAGCGCGATTTTCGTATCGAGCTGCGCCATCAGATCACCTCGCAGGGGATGTCTGAGTAATACGTCATGGTCTCCTCGTCAAAAGACTGCTCGCTCTGGCCAATGGCGATGTGCGCGCTAGCCAAGGCTTGCAGCACCTCCGCGGTCAGCGTGTCGCCCTCGGTCTGGGTGGCAACGGTCACGACGCACAGGCCGACCGTTGCAAAGGGTATCCCGTCTGCGTTCACGCTGCGCGTGCCGGTCGGCGTCCAGACGAGGTAGCGCGTGAGCGGCGAGCCGTCCGGTGCGTGCTCCGGAGCCTGGACTTTGTACACAGCGCCGGGGAGCACGGTCTCGAGCGCCTGCTCAATCTTGGAGTATTTCATACTTGCCCTCCGGCTCCGCGAGCGATAGCGTCGTGATCGGCAGGCCGTCGGAGTCATAGCCCCGCTGCGCCTGGTCGATGCGGTAAATGTGGTCGTCTTCGAGCACCACGTACTGCTCGGCTTTGATGTCCTCGCCACCGAAGACGCGGGGGATGCTGACCATCCGGGTAAGCTGCACACCGGCTTGCTTCCCGGCATAAAATCGGGCCGCGTATACCTCCCGCTCGCAGTAAAAGTGGCTCGAAGCGATACGCAGGCGGCGCTGGAGGGGAGACGAGGCCGGGAGCAGGTCGCAGACCGTGCACACCTTGTCGTAGATCATCCCGTGCCGCCTCCCATCTTCTGCTGCGCAAGCTTACTGTTGAGCATCCGGCGCAGATACGTCGGCAGCTGCTTTTCCTCGGCGTTCGCGCGCGCCTTGTACATCCAGCCGCCGACCATCGCCGTCAGCATGTCGTCCGCGTCGCAGTCCGGCTGGAGCGCAACGCCGCGCGTGGTGATAAAATCAGCGGCCTGCGTCAGGATACCCCGCAGATACGTCTCCTGCTGCTCGGTTGCGCGCAGGATACCGAGATCCACCATCATGTAGGCCAGCTGGGCGTCCAGTGACATAGGCCGCCTCCTTTCCTTAGCCCGCCTTCGCGGTCACGCTGCCGGAGCCGGCTGCAACCGCGCGGCCGTTTGCATCGACCTCGACCACGGTAATGGTCTGGCCGGTCGTGCCGTCGACGGTCTTATTCGCGGGCAGGTCTGTCCAGAGCTTATCAAGCGTCTCGCCGTTTGCGACTGCGATCGCCTGACCGGCGGTCTGGTACTTGAGCTTGCCGGAGCCGTTGCCGGCGACGGTCACAACGCTCTTGCCGTTGGCAGAGCCCGCGGCAGTCGTGACGATCAGGGTGCCGATGGCGGTGTTCGCATAGTCCGGCGCGAAGGAAATGCTGGTCGTCGGCGCGGTGTTGTGGAAGTTTACCATGACAAATGCCTCGCCGCGTGCGGGTTTGCCGTCGTAGCGGCCAAGGGAGCGGTACACAGTCATGTTGCGCAGGAAGAGCGGAATGTCCGAGGACGCGATAGACAGGCCCTCACGCTCGGCCATGCGCATCAGGCTGCCGAAACCGCCCGCGATGTCGTTGTCAGCCATGAACTCCAGCTCGACGATATCGCCGCCGACGATCGGGAAGGTGTTGTTGATACCGGCCGTAATGGCTGCCGCTGCGTTGAATGCCAGAGCCTTTGCCATCAGTCGGATGTGGGTCTTGCGGTTCATCACCCAGAACACGCGGCCGTCCGAGTACTTCGGATCTGCAATGCCGAGCGCTTCAACCAGCGTGCCGAAGAACGCCGCGCCGGAGGTCGAGTCGATATCCAGTTTGAGGATGTGGCTGGTGTGCAGGTCGGTGAATTCGCCCTGGTCATTGTTCCACCACGTGGGAGTCGTCGCCGCGGCGAGGCGGGTGACAAAGCCGACCGGCATTTTCTTGCCCGTACCGTAGACGATAGCCTTATCCAGCGCGCGGGCGTTCGCTTCGCCCATTGCGTTCAGGATGCTGGTCAGCAGCTGAAGGTCTGCGTCATCCTGAAGGACAGCGTTGGAGATGGCCATGTAGCCTGCCAGCATATAGCCGTCCATTTCGAGCTGCGTAAAGTCGAGCGAAATTTCGTTAATGTTCGCCAGCATTTCCGTCCAGACGGCCTCCGCGCCTGTGCCGACGATATTCTGGCGGGAATGTCCACGGATGGATTCACTGTGCACATACGGCCATAGCTTGGAGTTCTGATACGTCAGATCGCGCAGGATCTGCATGAACTCGGTCGGAATGCCGAGCTCTGCGCCGGTCGCGCTGTTCTGCTGCTCGCGAAGCGCGCGGAAACGCTGAAGGAAGTCACGCGTCGTGTCCTTTGCGATGAGCGCGTCGCGCTCGGCGTAGGTGAGGCCGAACCAGCGGCGCTCGGTGGTGTTGTTCATGGGTACAAGGCTCCTTTCGTGGTGATCGTTGTTTCTGGTGTCAGAGTTGGACACCGCGGGATTGCTTGCCGGGGGCGAGGTCTGCTCGGCTTCCAGCCGGGCAATTTCCGCGCTGCGGGTGTCGATCTCGCCCTGGATACGGGCAATCTCGGCGGCGTTCGCGCTGCGCTCCTGCTCAAAGGTATCCACAGCCGAGGATACAGCGTTGCGCTCCTCGTCGGTGCTCGTCTCAGTGATCTCGCTGAGCGCTTGGCGGAGCTGCTCTTCTCTCGCGGCAAAGCCGTCTCTTGTCTGTTCCAGCGGCGTCAGCTGCGCACGAAGCGCAGTGATCTCGCTGTTCAGGACTAAAACTCTAAGTGCTGCCATTTACGGGTTTCCTCCTAACTTCTTGTTCATTTCTGCGCGCCACGTTTCCAGGCGGCGCTTTTCGATTTCCTCAAAATCCCGTTTCCGGGCGCTGACCGAGGTCTGCTCATATGCCGGGAAGGTGCAGACGCTGACCTCATACAGCGGGTCGACCTCTTCAATCTCCCAGCGGTACTTTCCGTTTCCGAGGTCGCGGAAGGTCTCACTCTTGATGGCAAAGCCAAACGAGCACTGGTCGACATCTCCGCGCTGGACTCTGGCGTACAAGTTCATCGCGTCCACGTCGTCGCGGTTGATACGCACGCTTCCCCAGAGTCCGCGCTCATCCTGCTTGAGTGTCAGCGTGCCGGGCTTTGTCCGGCCGAGCACTAAGCTCGTGTCGTGGTTGATGAGCGCCCGGATGTCGCCCGAAATGGAGTTTGTAAACGCGCCGGGCTTGATGATCTCGCTCACGTCGTCCCATAGCTGATACTCCTCGTTAAATACCGCAAAATAACCGTCGATGTAGAGATCATCCCCGGCCTCGCGCGTCTGAAACGCCTGCGGGATGCAGCGCACCTGACGCTGCTGTCTATTCTGTTCCACCGTCTCCACCTCCTCCTTGTGTAAGCTTTTTCTGGTCTGCGATCATGTCGCGCGGGATGTAGTTTTCCAAAATGACAAGCTCGTTGAGCCCTTCCTTCGGACTGAGGCCGACCCAGTCGCGCACCTCGTTGCCGGTCATAAGGCCGCGCACGTAGAGGTTGGATGCTACGTCCGCAAGCTCCTTTGTGCTGTAGCTGTAGAGCCTGCGCGTCGACATCGTAAAATAGAGGTCTGTCGCGTAGAGGAGCTTGCGCGTCAACTCCTGGCAAATGATGTTTGCAATCGTCGTGGCGGTCGTCTTGATCATGTGGTTGTGCTCACTGTCCGAGTATGCGCCCACGCCCAGCATGAAGGGGGTGACGCCGACGAGCGCGGCCACGGCCTTTTTGTCGAGTTCCACACCGTCTTTGATGGCTAAATCAGACAGGCTCAGCGGCTTGACCTGCTGCACGTCCATGAGGTCAGCCGGGACGATCCACGGCTCTCCGGCGCTAGATCCCGTGATGTAGTCGTCGATCAGACGGCGGCGGCCTGCCGGGTCGGAAAATTCGTCCGCCAGCGCGTCCACCTTCACAATGACGCTCGGCTTCCACTTGTCCGACATAAAGCCCTTCTTCGTCGCCTGCTCCTGCCGGAGCGAGTTCACCACGTCAAGCAGGCTCATCCGGAGCCCGAGCCCCTGCCACGGGTGGTCGGGGTCGACCCAGCGCCGGAACTGGAGCACGGTTTCGGGGTCATACTGCTTGCCGCTCCAGTCGATGTAGACTGTCTGGCCTTCGTCCGGGCTTATCGCCTGCGCGCCCGGCATGGGGATAAGGTCGCGAAGCAGCCCGTCCCGCGTGACCGGCAGGAAGAAGGCCGTACCGCTGGAGCTCGTGAGCATCGCCCAGACGATGGCGCTTACAAAATCCTTGCGCGTGCCGAAGTTCCACGGCGAGATGTCCATAAACCGGGAAAGCGCGTTCCGCACGCGCACATCGCCGTCCGGCGTATTCTGCATGAGCTGAATGGTCGCGTTCGACACGATGTCGGCAAGGCCGCCGACCGCGGCCAACACGTCCGGACTGTCAGCGAGCCTGCAATAGCCCGGCACGCCAAGCGTGTCCTGATCGACCGCGCCGATCACAAATTTTCGCAGCGCGTCGTCCTGCGCGGATCTGCGCTGCACCTTTACTTTCAAGTGGCATCACCTCCAAACAGCGACAGCTGCGCTGTGTATCGTTCAAAACGTTCTTCTTCCGCGGCAAAATAGTCTGCGTCCAGCTCGCACCCCACGAAATCAAGCCCCGCGTCATATGCCGCAATCCGACTTGAGCCGCTACCAAGGTGCGTATCAAGGATTCTGTCGCCCGGCTTTGCGTATCTGGCAAAAATCCAAGCATAGAGGGCAACCGGCTTCTGCGTTGGGTGGATGCGGTACTCTTTGTTTCTCATATTGCCTTGCAGCATCCCTTGCCAGCGGAATTCAAATTTTCGGATTGAGCCAGAAAACGATGTCCACGCAAGCTCACAATCCGCAAAATTGTTGCACCCATTTTGTTTATCCCACACAAGCCAGCACGGGGAGTTTTTGACGGGGAGATTGTTGATAAAATGATTCGCGCCCCATATGATTTGGTTGCGGGATATGCGGCTAAGCTCTACGAAATATTCAGGGGGGGCAGGGGCGGAGTCCCATGCTTTCTGAAGGTAAGATTCATTTTTTGCGAGTACGCTGCCGCCGATTATGCCGCCATCCATGCCAATCCCATATGGCGGGTCGACAACGGCGAGGTCAAACGCCTTGTCAGGGAGCGTGCGCATGTACTCCATGCAGTCCATGTTGTATGCGACGTTCACGGGCTTGTCTCCTCCCGGGTTTCATACCAGCCCGCGCCCTTGGCGCTGGCGGTCAGATCCTCCAGATATGCGCACGCGGCAAAGACCGAGCAGTCAAAGACGTCAATGCGCAGGTTTGGAGCGATTTTTTCATACATCACCATATCGTCGGCCTTCTCAATGCCTGCGACATTCTGCACGCAATACTCATAGGGCTCGGCGTGCAGGTAGTAGAGCGTGCCCTGCTTCGCGCTCTTTTCCAAATACCGGAAGCCCTCGGACTTGAGCGTGAAGCGCTGAATCTGCGCTTTGATGGGGAAGCGCTCTTTCTGCATCTCGACAAAATACTCGCGGCAGAACTTCGGGTCGTGCCCGACGCGGCGGATTTTGAAGCCCTGGGCCCGGCGCTGCTTGAACCAGCGCACGACGTCCGAGTGGTTTGTGACCTTGTCGTTGGTCATATCCAGCCAGCCGTCCTCTTGCCAGCCAAAGAGCGGTATCTGATCCTGCGTCGCCTTGACCATCGCGGCCGGCCGCGGGAACCAGCAGTGCGGGATGATGATATCCACGCCCTTGTAGTGCCCAAACAGGCAGCAGGCCGTCAGGTCGTGCATCTTGGAGAGATCCGCGCCGCCGTACCAGCGGATGGGGAGCTTCGCGAGCTCGGGAAGCGTCCAATTGTACTTTTCGTCCGACCGCCGGAACTCCTGGATGTCAAACCACGCCTTGACGGCGTTCGTCGTGACGTTGAGCGACTTGTTGAGAAATTCCGGCCGGAGCATCGGGTTTTCGGCGGCGATGGCCGCGTCGTTGATCATGTCCTGCGGGCGGATGGAGTAGCCCCAGCCGGGGCTCGCTGCTTTGAGGGCCGCGGGGTCGTGCAGGTCAACGTCGCCGTTTTCCATCGTCGGCGCGGAACACAAAAAGCAAAAGATCGTGTCGGCGTAGTCACCTGTGACCGTGCCGCGCAGAATTTTCCGGCAGAGTTCCAGGTGGCCGAGCAGGAAGCCGCGCGCGTTGGGGCCGTTGGACGAGATGATAATGACGAGCTTGTTGGTGTAGGCTTTCGTCGCGTCCTTGAGGATCTGGTACTGCTGCGGGCTCTTATAGGTGTGCGCCTCGTCGGCAATGACGATGTTGCAGTTAAAAGAGTCCTGCTTGTCGGGGTTGGCTGCCAGGGCGTTGATGGAGATCATGCCGTCGCCGACGTCGCCGGAGATCGACCGCTCCATGTTGTTGTCGATGATGCGAAGACCCGTCTCCGGCTCATCCTTCACCGTCACGCCCAAGCGCGTGCAGTTGTACTTCAAAAAGTCAAAGCCCTCGAGTGCCTGCTTTAGCGCGCCGCCGACCTCGTACACCTTCGAGCCGGACGCTCGCTCATAAAGTGCCAGGGCAAAGGCCAGCGCGGCCGCAAACGTCGTCTTGACGTTTTTTCGCGGGATGAAGTCCACGGCCTCCTTAAAGCGGCGGATCTTCGTGCCGGGCAGGTAAAAGCCCATGATGTTGTAGACGATGAACTTGTGGTAAGGCAGGAGCAGAAACGGCGTGCCGCGCAGGGGCGTCGCGTCCAGGAACTCGCCCTGCTGGTGGCAGATCATCGTCTCGATGATGGCGATAATCTCGTTCGCGGGCTCCGCCCGGAATTCCCACTTGCCGGTGTCCAAGTCTGACACGTACCGTTTGCACGCGAGCACTGCGTCCTCGCAGAGCCCGCTTTCTCCGGAGAGCGTCGCTTCGACAAAGCCGTCGACCTCGCGCTGGTACTGCGCGGCGTGCTCTTCCGCGTGACTCTTGGCCTCGGAGAGCAGCTGCTCAAGTTTGCTCGCGCCGCCCATCGGGACGCTCTTGGCGCGCGCCTTGTTAAGCCCTGTCGGCGTGAGGCCGAGCTGGTTGCGCAGGCCCTGCACCGTCGCGCGCAGATCCTCGACCGCTGTCCAGTACGGGCTCTTGGCTGTGTACTCCGCGCCGGTCTTGTTGACCATCGTACAGATGCGCTGGCCGCCCTGCTTCTTCCACTCTTTTTCGGCGCGGGAGAGCTCACGCTCTGTCTTGGCAAGCTGCTTGATCGTCGGCTCAAATATTGCGTTGTACGTGCCGACAAGCTGCATGTCCTGCCGGATCATGTCCTCTCGCGCCATATGGATAATCCTTTCTCTGAGGCTCTGCCAGACGCAGCGCGCGAACGCCGCGTCCAGTCAAAAAAGGAGGATGATGAGATGACTCCGGGCACCGGCGGTGGTTCCCAATGCCGCCGGGATGAACTGCGCCCGGCAGGGCCTCAGATGCTGCGTGTCTTTGCGCGCCCGCGTCGTTTGCGCCCGCGCCGCGCGATTCGAGATTTTCGCGCGTGTGCGCGCCTGGCGGTCTCGTCTGAACCCCCTCCCGCGGTTTTCCCGCCGTCGGAAAGAGGGCCCCACTCCGGTGCTTCCCTCAGAACGGCGGCGGCGCGTTTCGAGGGGGGGATACCCGCCGCTGCCAGGCGAGACCGCGCTCGGTCAGCTTTCCGGTCACGCGATCGTGAAAGCTGTTGTGCGCGTCGGCGCTTACCGCGATGAGATTCCAGCGGCACCAGCGCCAGCCCGGGAAATCCTCGACCGGGTAGACGTGATGGGCAACGGTCGCAGGCTCCCGCCTGCCGTACCGCAGCGCCTCCTGGCAAAGCTGCTGCTCGCGAAGGACGCGAGCGCGTAAGTGTTTCCAACGTTTGCTTGTGTAATCCATGGGCAATAAAAAAATGCCGAGCCTCCCGGTATGGGAGACTCGGCATCTTGCCGTCCGGCTATCACCTCGGATGTAAAACAAAAACGCCGATCGACTCCCACACTGTGAGATATCAATCGGCGCTGACTCTGGCTCTGGACTGACGGCACTGGCTCTGGTTCTGGCTCATATTCACGATGGTCTCGCGTCTGCAATGTTTGCAGTACAGAGGGAAATCGACAAGCGCGGTCGTCGGTAAGATCTTGACCTGCGTCGCGTGCCCGCATTTCGGACAAACGATCTTGTTTCCCTGTAAATCAAGTTTAGCACAAGGCTGTCCGGTATGCAACTGTTTTTGCAAAAAAAGTTCGCTCCTCTCTTAAGATATAGTAAAGACCCAAGTTATTAAAGGCTCACGCCTTCCGCTTTTCCCTGTTTCGCCAGGGAAGCTTGTAATCCACATAATAATAGCTGCCGAACTTGTTTTCCTTCGCCTCGGGTTCTACGTCAAAGGCCTCTTTCGGTGGCACAGGCCGATAGTTGTCCGGGACTTTTTCGACAGTGATGCGTGGCTTCTCAAGGTTCCGGGATGGCGTCCACAATCGGTCGCCCACATATTCCCGTCCGTGCTGCATCGGCTCCTTGGTCAGATACTTTGCCAATCCTACAAAGCCAAGCTTGCCGACGGGCTCCCAGTTGATATCTCCATCCGGCCAGAGCTTGCGGAGCACTTCCGTCTCGCCGGGATAGTGATTGAGGATGATGTGGTGATGCAGGCGCTTGTCCCCGTGCCGGCCTTCGGTGGTGTATAGATATTTGTAAGGCCGGCCGAAGGCTTTGCGGCTCTCGCGCAGCTGGCGGTTAAAAAGCTTCACCCGCTTCTGCGCGGCGAATGTGTTCGGCAGCTTGTGCGCCTCGTCGTAGGTGAGCGTGAGCAGCCAATCGGAATATGTAAAGTTCGCGGCGATCAGAAACGCAAGCCGCTCATAGGCGTGGCGAATGTTGAGCTTTTCGCGGATGGTCGTCTGTGGCAGCGACTTTGGCGCTCTGCCTCGTCGCTTGGACAAGGGCTCTGTGAATACGCACTCGCGGCACAAGACGGATGTTTTCATTGAGACGAGATAGCTCATGTAAAAGATAGCCTCCTTATTCTGTTATCGTCGGGGCTCGGGAGCCCGAGCCCCTTATATCTTCCCGGCGGTCCCCGCGCAGCCCGTCATGGCAGCAGGCCGCGCCACAAGTCCAGATCATTTTTTCTTGCGCCGGGTGGATACCTTTTTGTAATTAAATTCCCGGACGTGCGGGTTGCGCTCTCGGAACGGGACAAAATGCGCGCCGCAGGCCTTGCGGAGGATCGCGTCCAGTCGCTCCTGGAGCCAGTCGGATTCCGGGCCGCAGCCGTATGCGCCGTCAAATTCCGTGTCCAACTCGGACACGCGGCACGCCAGCCGGTAAAGCCGCTCTTCGCCGAAGCCCTCCTGCGCGAGCGCTGCGAGGAACATGTCGGATACCTTTTGCATCCCGGCCTCCACGCCGATCTCCATAGCCGCCCGCCCAACCGCGTCCAGCTGGTCAACGTATTTCAACGCGCGTCTTCCCCCTCCTTGTGTGCACGGCCAACTCCTGATAAATGCCAATCTTGAACAAAGTCCACCGGCCAAAGTAGGAGTTCCTGTTTTTTGCAACGTGGTTTGCCTCGTTGCGGGACATCCCCAGCACGCCCATGCAGAGCTTTGCAAATCGTTTTCGCGTCATAATGCCACGTCCTTTCCGCTCCTCCGGCCATCATTTGGCATAGTGGTAACGCTTATCCACGGCTGGACATACGGTTTACACTTATCAGCCGCCATCCAAACCCAGTGGTCGTCTTTCCAAATCAAAAACGCGCTATTCTGCGGATATACGGCGTATACCCAGAACACGCCGCCGGATAAAAGCTCAATCTGAAACATTGTCGTTACCCCCTCCCCGCCGTCCTCCGTAGCTGCAAAAATCCGTTTCCTTCCGCCAGAAGCCATCGTTTGTTCTCAAGCAGACCATAGCGTCATTTGACTTGCTGTCGTAGTCTCCGTACTTGCAGTCCTTGCAGCGCACTACCGGCACCCAATCCTTTACGTTCTCGATATGCTGCGCAAGCTGTTCTTCTGCTACTGCCTGATTGTGTTCAGCGCATCTTAAACACTCAATGAGATCTGATTTCTTCATGCTCATCAGCGTGCTGTCAGCCCATGTCCGCATTACTCTTCCCTCCGTTCTCCGTAGCTGCAAAAATCGTCAGGTTTCGGTGCGTCCTCTGGGGTAATCCGAACGACATGAAACATCTTGCAGCCATACCACTCTCCACCGTTGTTGTCCGCAAACCACTTGCAATTTTTGCACAGCACCACCGGCACAACGTCAGCTGCGGGCGCGTTTTTGAGCAGATAAATGACTTTCTGAAATAAGGACTCCGCTTCTCTCGTATGCAAAGTCCCGGCGTTCCGCTTGATCGCATCGATTGCGCCGGAACGTAGGATGTATTTATCACTCATTTGCGTTCTCCTCCATCCATCTTCGCCCCGCACTTACCGCAGAAGTTGTGCCACCGTGAGCAAAGCGTTGCGCCGCATATTGGGCAGTGGTCATACGGGATGTCCGCATGCACCATATTCCTGCGGTAAAGTGTAGAGCGGTCTCCCGCCAAAACTCCGATCTCCTCATGGTATCCCACAATCGTCCTCGTGCGCACTTCCGTCACCGGCGTTCCATGCACCACCTCCGCAACGTCGGCGGCGGGCATTTCCCGAATTTCGGCATATGCGCGTTCCAACCGTGTTAGTGCCGTCATGCTTCCACCGCGTTCGGCTTTCCGTAACGCAAATAGCGCATCCTCGCGCCGGATATAATCAGCCATAAAGCATACCTCCTGCAATAACTCCGGCCATCCCATCCGGCAAGGCGTGGAATGGGTCGATTGTTCGTATAATTTTCAGCCGCAAGAGCCTTTCCGCCTGCCGCTTGGTCAGCCGCCGCTCTCGCTTCTTCGGCGGAAGCTCGCCTTTTGCCGCCGCAATAGCGGTCGGGTTGTGCTTATGTTGACCCATCGTCCCTCACCTCCACGCCAGCCTCGTCCAGCAGGTCAGAAAGATCGGTGCCCACGCTGCTACCAATAAACTCGCCATTTTCGTCGTATCTGGGTTCATGCCTTTCCTCCTTCCTCCGGTGCTTCCGGCAAGCCTAATTTCATAAAGCAGCCCCAAAATGTTTTCGCCTGTTTTCCGCTTCTGTGCCCGAACAGCGGCTTCTCTCCGATTGCTTCCCACACTTTTTTAGCCTCAATCTGCACCTCCGACCACTTGAATATCAAAACCCCATCCGGTTTCAAAACACGCATACACTCACGAAAACCATCATGCAGCATCTGCGGCCAGTTGTCGCTTAGCACACCGTATTTCTTCCGCATCCACGAGTTTTCGCCTGCACGCTCCAAATGTGGAGGGTCGAAGACCACAAGCGTGAATGTATCATCTGCGAACGGAATATCCGTAAAGTCACATTGTATATCAGGGGCTATCACACATTTCCGTTCAGAATCATTCTTCGTGCTTTTCCAGATTCCAGTGTATGATTCGCGCCTGCTATCGCAATACACTGCGGCCGGATGTGTTTTGTTAAACCAGATCGTGCGGGAACCGCACGTAACATCAAGAATTTTCTTTTCCATTGTGTGCCTCCGGCGCTTCCGGCAGCGGCATCCAGTGGGTGATTTCCTCGCCCCATGCCTCCCAAAAATCAGTCGGGCAAATAAAGTCAATTCCGTCCCAAACAGCAATCATCGCCTTATTTCCAGTTGTCCACACAATTACAGCCTCGCTGTATTCCGTCCCGGCGTTGCAAGGTATCGTGTTTGGCATCCGCTCCGTCACCGGAATCCACCGCTGCTTCTCCCGCAGCGCGTCCCTCTCGGCCTGCGCTTGTGCACACCGCCTTTTGGCGGCGTCAATGCCTGCCAAAAGATCTATGATTGCGGTCTTGGATTCTTTCAGGAGCGTCGCGACACAAAAGGCGCGTTGCTCGATACCCGCACGCATCGGGCAGGTATCGCATCCCAGATCCGACGTGCAATGCCGCAGAGCGCTAAGAATTTCAACGGTCTCCATCGCCATACACCTCCTGATGTGTCTTCCCGCAGAATTCCCAGTACTTGCACGGGGAGCCCTCCTCTCTTTCGCGTCCGCGCTTGCAGTAGCTGCGATTGACGCTGTGGCGGCAGCTGGGGCAGCACGGGTAGACCCACGTGAGCGCCGCGTCGCGCTCTTTTTCGATTTTCTCGTTTTTGTTGATCCTGAACAGCGTCAGCGTCACGCGCAAAATGGCGTAGACGCACACCGCGCGGAGGGCAAACTCGACGGCGATGACGATGGCGGAAATGGTGCTGCTACTCATGGATACGTACCTCCTTTTTGAGCTCAAAAAAATCAGAAAACTTTGCGCCGAACAGATCGCAGATCTTTCTAGCCGTGCTGATGGTGCACGGCTCGCCCCGCAGCGCGCGGGAGACGGTCGGCGCGGACAGGCCGGTCTTCCTGGCGATGGCGGTAAAGTCGCCGTATCGGTAAAGCCCATAGACCGCCTCGCGCCGGGCGATGATCTTACTCATTCGGGACCTCCTCACATTCCTCCTGCCGGACGATCGTCCGGCGTTTTTCGTCGAGTGTTACGATATAGGTCGAGCGGACGCCGTCGCAGCACTGGCGCTTCTGCGCTGCATAGACCTTCCCGGGCTCCAGCTGAAACGCCGGGAATATCGGCAGCGGCTTTGCTATGCGGATATGTACCGGGACGGCCTCCTTCTTGCGGTACTGTGCCGGGACGTAATTTTCGTTTTTCGCCCGTCGGTAGCACTCGCGGCAGCAGTAGACCTGATTGCCCTTGTACGTTGCAAACAGATTGCCGCAGCCGGGGCATTGCCGGAACAGCTGTCTGCTCATATCGAGCCCTCCTCTTCCGGCGGCAAAGACAGCCAGCGCAGGATTTCGCCGTCGTCGTAGTCGGAATAAATCCGTATGCGCCCGTGCCGCGCCTCGCTGACCTGATAAGACAGGTTCCCCGCGTCGTCGAACAAAAACAGGATTTTGCCGTCCGGGTAATCCGTCCCCGTGCGCCACGGCAGCGTGTCAGACTTGGGCACCGGCGAAAGTTCGTCCGTCAGCCCCAGCAGATAGTCCGCCGAGCACTTGAGCTTTTCGCAGAGCTCGGGCACGTGCTTCGCGTCCGGGTCGAGGCTGTCCGTGCCGTAAAAATAATCGTCGCCGAAGTCCCCGTTTGCGTATGCGCGAATCTTCCCGACGGTCTTATCCGCAGAATAATTCGCAAAGGCGAGTTTCGTACCGTCCGCAAGGCCGGCCGCGTCGATGGCCTTCACGAGCCGCGCGGCCTTGCGCTGGATGGTCGCCCGGTAGACGCGCTGCTTATTTTCCTTCGCGTCCTCCTCTTTTCGCTTCTCATCGGCGTTTTTGTCGGTGCGGTACTGCTTGGCCTTGGAGCACATCTGATCGCAGACGTCATAGCAGCCACGCGCTTTCGCGCCATACTCGCAGTCCATGCAGCATAACTCACCTTTGCACTGCGGCGTCCAAGAGCCGCACGTCGCGTCATGCCGAAGCGTCGCGTCGTCTCTGGAACTCGGACAAAGCTTCCTGTCGGGGCAGTGCAGGAGCATGCTCGGGCGCCACGTTGCGCCGCTCTTTGCGAGCCCCCGCACCTGCTCGATTCCGGCAGATGTGGGGAACTCCTTCGTCCGGGCAAACGCGTCGCTAAGACGCATTTGCAAACCGGGCTCGCACCGTGCAAGCTCCAGGGCCGTAGCGTCTGGAAGTCTCCCAAGCGCCCACTTGGACTTAAAATCGCCGATGAGGTTCTCCTCGATCATGTGCAGGTTCGCAAGCTTCGTTTTGCTGACGTTGCAGGCTTCCGCGACATGGTCGCGCATCCGGCCGGGGAACTCCACGCCTTGCTCCTTAAGGTCATAGAGCAGACGCTCCACGCGCTGCGCCGCCTGGCTGATCTCCGCGCTTGTCAGCACGCGTGCGGTGGAGTTTGCCATGATGAGTTCCAGCTCCTCCATGGCTGCGCTCTTCGGGCTCCGGACGAAAACCGGCACTTTGCGAAGATCCTCGCGCCCTTCTGCGACCAAAGCCCGAACCGCAGCCGTGCGCCGGTGGCCGGAAATAAGGCGGTACTTGCCGTCCTCCGTGCGCGTGACCGTCGGCGGGTCCATAATGCCGGAGAGCGCAATGGAGTTTTTGAGATCTTCGAGCTTGGCTTCGTTGACGGCGTAAAAGTTCGCGTCGTTGCTGACCAGATCGTCAATGTCGACCTGCATGAGTTCCCGGCCGGTGTCAGACTTGGACACCGCCTGTACCTGCTGGGCAAAAATGCTCGATACGTCAAACGGCACTTGCAAGCCCTCCCTTCAAAAGCTCGTCCATCGTCACGGGCGGCTGGATGTACTCCTGCACAAATGCCCGGTAGTCGTAGCCTGCCGCCGAACGCGGCGAGTAGACCGTGATGGGTTTGCGCTCAAAGGTCATCTCGTCGACCTTGTCGGTGCGGCGGATCGTCTGCTCGAAGACCGGCAGAATGCCGCATTGCCGGAGGCTCGCCTCCGCCTCGATCACGACAGGCGTATTGCGCCACATGGTAATTAAAGCGCCTGCGATCTTGAGTTCGGGGTTGATCTTGTGCATGTTGTCGATCTGGCGCGAGACGTTCGCGAGCCCGCGCAGGCTGAACGCATCGAGCTTGATCGGGATGATTACTTCGTCCGACGCGAGGAGCGCCGCGGCGCTGGCGGCGTTGAATGCCGGCGGGCAGTCGAAAATAACGTAGTCATACGCATCGTCCTCGCGGATGGCGTTGCAGAAGTCTTTGAGGCAGCTGCCGTTCACGCGATCCCCGATGGACGATAGATCTAAGTCCATCAGCGCATCGGACGCCGGGAGCATGTCCACGCCGTAGACCGTCTCAGAGATGTTGTCGGCGTAATATGACTCGCATGTTCCAAGCATTACGTCCGCCACGCCGTAGAGTCCCGGCTCGGTGAGCCCGTAGAACTCCGTCGCGTTGCACTGGCTGTCGCAGTCGGCGAGCAGCACACGCTGGTTGTGATCGGCGGCCAAAATATAGGCCATATTCACGGCGGTCACGGTCTTCCCGACGCCGCCTTTGAGATTCAAAATCGAAATTGCCTTCATGGTGTTTCCTTTCTCAGTCCGGCAGCTTGAACTGCTCGGGCACATCGTCGTTACATGGCTTCCAGCGCTTGTCCGGCTCCGGCCGCGGCGCCTGGGAAGCAGATTTCTTGAATGTCTGCGTCTGGCCGTCGAAGGCCAGCATCAGCGCGATATTCGCCTCGCCCTCTTTGTTTTTCGCGATGTTGAGGATGCGGCGGCTTCGGCTGTTGTCCGGCTCTTCGCGGTAGAGCAGCATGACCACGTCTGCGTCCTGCTCGATCTGGCCGGAGGAGCGGAGCGAGGCCAGCGTCGGGGGCGGGACCTTGCCGCCCTTGGTCTTCTCGGGGCGGGAGAGCTGCGAGAGCGCGATGACGGGCGTGCCGGTCTGCCGGCCGAACTGCTGGAGATCGCTCGAAATTTTCGAGACGACCTGAAACTGGTCGGCGCTCGCGCGGCCTGTGATGTCCGACTTGATCTTTTGCAGGTAGTCGATGAAGATCACGTCGTAGCGCTTGGACAGGCTGTGTGCCCGGATGTCCTGGACGGTCATGCCGCTGGCCTCGATGAGCTCCAGCTTTAGCCCGCCCAGCCGCTCGGAGAGCACTGCGACGGTTTCCCAGTCGGTCGCGTTCATGGCGTTGAGCTTGAGCTTCGGCAGGCCAATTTGTGCGGTCATGGCGATGATGCGGTCGAAGAGCTTGTCGCAGTCGGTCTCGTAGCTGTAAAAGCCGACGCGCATCGTCTTCGCCATCCGCACGGCGAGCGTCAGAGCGAGGCTCGTCTTGCCGTCCGACGGGTAGCCGCCGAGGACGACCATGTCGCCCCGGGAGGCGTACACGTTTTCGTTGATGTCCTCGAGCCCAAAGTCCAGATACACGGGCTTCGCGTCCGGGTCGTGCCGCTGGTAAAACTGCGTCAGTGCGGCGGACATGTCCACCACGCGCAGCCCCGGCCGCTCGACCAGCTGCGCGTTGGCCTCATTGACCAGCCCGCGCAGATCGTCCTCGTCGTCCGTGTCCTGCATCCGCTGGGCAATACCTTGCAGACGGCTGACTCTGGCCTGCTGCTTTAAAAGCTGCATGTAGCTCTTGACGTTGGCTGCCGTCGGCGTGACCTGAATCAGCTCCATGAGGAGTTTGTCGTACTTGCCGCCGAGCCGCGCGTTGATCGTCACCGCGTCGCAGGGCTCGCCGCTCGAAAACTGCGCCCGGAAGGCGAGGAAGACTTGCCGGTAAGCGCCGGTCGTAAAATCGTCTGGGACGATCTCTTGCAGCACAAGGCCGACGGTCTTCTCGTCGATGAGCATCGCGCCCAAAACGGCCTGCTGGGCTTCCAACAGCTTTTTTTCGTCCGTCACAGGAACCTCACCCCTCCCGTGTCAACCTCGCGCTTCGGCGGCTGCGGGTACTCGTCGTCCTTGAGCCGGTACACGCTCAGCCACTGATGCTCGGTCGAATTGTTGAGCATCCGCGCCATGCACGCCGGGTCCCCACTCGAGAGGCCTTGCAGCTTATTCCAGAGCATGGTGGCTGACCGCTCGGACTGAATGGGTTTCTTGAGCTCAGCGCGCATCATGAGAAACGACTGCATCGCCTGCACGACCTCAAAGCCAAGCGGCTCGCATTTCTCAAGCAGCGAAGCGCTTACGGCTTTTTCTTTTATATTTCTTTTTTTATTATCCTTTTTTAATCCATCCTTATATATAGACCGGGAAGTTTGTCCCGGTACCCCGGGATTTTTGTCCCGGTACGTACCGGGCTGTTCGTCCCGGTACCCCTCATCCTCGTCGAGGATGACCGGCGCAGCGACCACGGGGGAAATGTAGCGGATGGAGCCGCCTGTCTTGCGGTTCGGCACGACGCGCACCTGGATGTGCCCGTCATGCTGCAAGGCCGCGAGCCAGCGCCGGATCACGTCCTCCGAGCAGTGCATGGCGGCGGCCAGCTGGGCGTTACTCGGCCAGCAATAGCCCTCGCGCCGCATGAGAGACGAGAGCACGCCGTACAAAATCTTTGCATTGGCTTGCAGCTGCATATCGTCAAGGACGGTAGCGGGGATCACGGACCAAAACGCCCGAAAATCTTGATTTTCCAAAAAATCACCTCCCCCACACTTGCATTTGGCAGCAAACCGTGATAAACTAAAGATGCCTTCATGGTGTTGCAAAACACCAGTCCCGTGCAGTCGTTCGCAGCGGCTGTGCGGGATTTTTTTACGCTCTTTTTCATCGCCCGCACCTCAGATCATGCTGTAATTCGCGGCAAGCCACGGGAAGGCCACGAAGGCGACGACAATCGAGCTCCACATGAGCTTCTCGGCCATTTTGTAAAATTTGCGCATAGTTATCCTCCTTTGTTGTAAGCGACGGCCAGCGCGCTTTGGACGATCTCGTCGAGCTTGGAGACGATCCTGTCGAATTCCGGCCGCTCCGTGTCGTCGATCACGCCGTCTTTTGCAATCGTAATCAGGCGGCGGTCTTCGCGCGCGTCGGCAAAGTCATAAATTTGGTCAATGAGCCGCAAGACGGCCTCGGGCAGATCGCACTCCCGCACATCGGGAATGAGCCGCTGGGCGATCTCGCTCGTCTGGCGCAGGTGCTGGTAGCACAGATACTGCGCGTCGTAAATTTCCGCCATCCGCACAACCGTCTCCGACGGCGGGATGCGTACGCCGCTCTCATAATCGGCGAGGCTCCGCACCGAGCACGGAATCGCGTCGGCTGCGCGCTCCTGCGTGATGCCCTTGGCAATGCGGGCGGCTCCGTAGATATTTGGCATATGTCCTCCAATCCGGCAGCAAGTCTGCAAGCCGCCTTTGCCCTTCGGCAGGTATTTCGCGTGGGAATGCTGGGTAAACTTTGCTATGATTTCCGCGTCAGCCAGCGAGCCAGCTCCGTCAGCGGCACGGCGTACTTGTTGCCGACCTTCCGCGCGGGGAACTCCCGGTCGGCCAAAAGCGTCCGCCGGTCGAGCCCGAGCGCCGCCTGGCACTCCGTGACCGTGATCGCCGCCCGCGCCGGAAACATGTCCGTCAAAAGCTCCAGCTGCGGCCGGTAGCCTTCTGCTTCACGCATCTTGCTTCCTCCTCTCTAAGTCGATTCTTCCGGCGGCTGGTAGAGCTCGTCGATCGTGCAGTGCAGCGCCGCCGCCAGCTCCGGCAGCTGCGCCGCACTCGGGTAACATTCGCCACGCTCCCACTTGCCAACTGCTTGCTGGCTGACTTTCATTGCTTCAGCCAATGCAGCTTGCGTTAAACCTGCGGCACAGCGGCGCTCTTTTAATCCTCTCGTTGTTGCCACCTCCTTTTTACTCCTGTAGGTTGTAAATTATATATATCACTCTTTGTAGTTGTTGTCAAGCCTTTTTTATTGCAAATTACAACTTACGCGTGTATTATTTTTACAGAGGTGATCCATCTATGTTTCCAGAACGGCTGAGAGAAGCGCGGAAGGCGAAGAACCTCTCTCAAAAAAAGATGGCATCACTGCTATTTTTGTCGCAGCAAGCCTATGCAAAGTATGAAGTTGGCACAGCAAAGCCGAACTCCGAGACCTTGGCAAAAATTGCGGCAGCATTGGATGTGTCAGTGGACTATCTGCTAGGCGTCCAGCCGGAAGCAAAAAGCCCCGCCGAAAATCTCAGCGAGGCGAAACGGGAAATGATTGAATTGGTCGACCAGCTTTCAGACGAGCAGGTCAGCAAGCTCCTTCAGATAGCAAAAGCTGCGCTTGCTCTATAAACCATTGGAACTGCTCGTCGGTCATAGCCGCGATTGCCTGTTTTAACTCTTCTCTTTCGTTGTCCATCCCGGCGACACCCTTTCATTTTTTTGGTAGCTATTATATTTTACAGTATTTTCTAGTGAAGCGCAATGCAACACTTTTCTACAAGCTTTTTTGGGAAAGAGGTATGATATGGGGCGCAAAAAATCTGTTATCCCCGGCTTCAGCCTGAACCGGGCGCTCGGCATTACGTCGGCCAAGCAGAAGATCGCACGCGCGACCGGAATCCCGACCACCAAACAGGGCCGCAAGCGGAAAATGCAGAGCCATCTCTGGACAGCAGTGGCTGTCGGCACGGCTGCGGCTTGCAGCCAGAATCAGAGCCAGCCCCGAACTACGGAAGAATCTGAGCAGATCACGAAGACGGTTGCAACGCACCGAAACATCCGCAAGCATGTCATCCGCATAGCAATTGCTCTTTGCATAGGGCTTCTCGTAGTACTCAAGATAAAGAGTTTGTTATTCTGAAAGAAAGAGACGTGATCTCTATGGCTACACAAAGACGCATCCGGCGGCTTGTGGTCGGCGCGCTCTTCCTTTGCCTGACCATTTGCACGCTGGTTGTCAAGCAGTACATCTTTGCGTTGCTGCTCGGCTCGGTGACGTACTGGCTGATTCTAAGCGGCATCTTCGAGGCCTTTTCGGACGAGCCAGACCCGGAGACAGGCCGCCCTGCCATGTCAAAAGCATGGGTGCTTGCGGGGCTGGCTTTTTTTATCGCCATTGCCGGGCTATTCGCCTGGCTGAGCCCAGTGCGTGGCCAGACGCACAAAACTGCCGAGGATATCCAGCTGAAGGTCGACCGCTCTGGAGACCCGGACGCGGGGCTGCATCAGCAATACGTATCGGAGCTGGTCACGCCCGATGATGAGGCGGAGGCTAAGACGGACGAGCTTCAGCAGCCCGTCGACTGCACGCAGGAGTATATCCTGAATACCAACACAAAAGTATTTCACCTGCCGGAGTGCAGTTATGTAGGGTCCATATCAGATGAAAACAAAGAAGTATACACTGGCACGCGCGACTCCGTGGCTGACATGGGGTATGAACCTTGCGGGCATTGTAATCCTTAGTTTTGTTCGCCCCGCCGTCGTGCCACTGACGGCGGGGCTTTTGGTTTGCTGCAAGCAGTGTGGGAGCCGCCTGTGAGTATAGCTTACAACGCGGCAAGCGGTAATGTCGAGAAAGCATCATTGTAAATTGTACCCAGAATCGCATTATTTAGGAAAGGAATCTTGCTGAGAATGTCAGAATTGTACGAAATCTGTCGAGAAAAAAAGGAAAACACGGCGCCGCGTATCACAAACCAGGATCTTGCCGAAGCAATCGGCAAATCAACAACCACTGTTGCGCAGTTCCTGCGCGGAGATGCACCAAACGCGTCCTACGACACAGTGCTTGCGCTGTGCCGTGAGCTTGGGGTGTCAGTAGACGAATACAATGGACTGCCGCATGAGGTTCCGGACCCGAACCCCGCGCTGCTGGAGCGGATACACAGTCTGGAGTCAGAGCGCAAGGCATTGGCCGATGCGTTAGAACGGGTGAATGAGCATCTGGCGACTTGCAAGAAATCGCTGAAAATGCACCGTTTCGTTACAACTGTCCTGCTGTCCATGTTTTGCCTTGTGCTTATCGCTGTGATCGTCGATCTGCTAAACCCGGATGTCGGCTGGGTGCGCGTCGCGCTGCGCGGTTGTGTCCAACTCTGACACGGGAGGTTTGTATGGCAATCCCGAAATACTACGTGCGCCCGGACGGGCTCCACGAAACGATCATTAAAATAAACGGCAAGCGCAAAGCCTTCCGCGGCCGGACCGATCGCGAGGTCTGGGAGAAGGTCAAAAGCTATCGCGCCGACGTGGCCGCTGGGAAGACCGAGACCTTTGAGAACGTAGCGCACGCCTGGTGGAACGAGATCGAGCCGACGCTCGCCGCAAACACACACCGGGGCTATAACCCGGCCTATGAGCGCGCCGTGGCCGAATTCGGCAAGATGGACGTAGCCTCGATCACAGCCAGAGATATTGAACGCTATATCAACCAGTTTGCAAAGACCTACGCCAAAAAGACCGTCGTCACGCAGCGCCAGATCATCCGCCAGATCTTAAACAAAGCCCAGCGCGAGGGTTATATCGCCTACAATCCGGCGGAGGCCGTCCTGCTCCCCAAGAACCTGCCGCAGAAAAAGCGCCGCGCGCCAAGCCCTGATCAAATCAAAAAAATAAAAGCCGGCCTTTCGGACGACTTTGGGCTCTTTGCCTTTTTGATCTACTATACTGGGTGTCGCCGCGGCGAGGTGGAGGGGCTCAAGTACGAGGATATCGACCGCAAGGCAAAGCGCATCCGTATTCAGCGCAGCGTCTACAACGTCAGCACCAAACCGGAGATCAAGGAGCCAAAGACCGAGGCCGGTATCCGCTCCGTGCCGCTGCTGGACGCGCTGGCCGCTGCCCTGCCAGATAAAAAACGCGGTTTTATATTTTCTGACGACGGCGGCAAAACCCCGACGCCGGACTGGAAGATCACCCGGCAGTACGAGGACTACCAGAAGCGCACCGGCGTCACCGTCACGCCGCATGAGATCCGGCACGGCTACGCGACAGCTTTGCACGAGGCAGGCGTGGATTATAAAACCGCGCAGCAGCTGCTCGGCCACGCCCAGCTCTCAACCACGATGGACATTTACACGGATATTTTGGATAATACCATCGACGATGCAGCCGCAAAAATGGGCAAGTCCTTTTGACCCTGATTTACTGTGTTCATTCTGTGTTCGCAGGCGTGTATTTTGGCGCTAGGATATGCTAGGCTTTGCCATGCTGGTGTAAGCCCGAAAACAAAACATTTTTGATATAAAGTTCCGTGTTCGGCTGATAAAATCAGAAAATATGCAAACAAAAGCACCCGATAATCAAATTATCGGGTGCTTTCATCTTGGCGGAGTGGGAGGGATTCGAAGCATATAAATCCAAGGCAATACCAATGCAAAATCAGATTGCTGTGTTTATACTGTGTTCAATCTCTTTAGAGCCTTGGCTCTACGATACCGTGATAGTACCCGGCGATCTTCGCCTCGGGGCCGCCGCCGTCCTTATCGAAGAGAAACGCCTTCGCGAGGTCTGCGTAGTATTCCGGCCGGTCGAGGCCGTACTTCTGCGCGACGTCGAAGCCGTCCGAGTACTCCATGTTGAGTGCCGCGAACCAGATCCACGGGTCGACGTGCACGCCGATGCTGTTGGCCACGGCCGTGGTCTGCTCGAGCGTCCAGTGCGCGCCCATTGAGCCGTCGTCATTCTCCATGTGCTCTGTCCAGCGCCGCGCGTCGTCCTCGGTAAACGTGGAGGCTTCGGGCTCCATCGTGATCTTATCCGCCTTGCACAGCGCGTCCATGAGCATGGTGCAGCTGCCCACGCTTCGGGAGCTCACGGGCTCCGCCATACACGCCTCAAGCGCCTCGCAGAGCTTTGCCTTATAGGCTTTGATCTTGTCCGTCATAGGCTAAGCAAGCTTGAGCAGGCCGGTGCAGAGCTCGACCACATTGCCCGCTGCCGTCGAGTCGGTCGTCGCAATGAGGGTAAAGGTGTGGTTCACGCAGCAGCAGCACCCGGGCAGCGCCAGTTCCGTCTCCGTGTGGAT